TTCCGCGCGTTCAGCGGTGAGGCGAAGCGCCTTACCGACGAGGACGGGGAGGCTTTCGTGAACCAGAACGCCCTGGAATGGGCGGACACTGCCCGGACGATGTATCAGTCGGGACTGTGCGACAATAATGTTAATTGACAAGGAAACAAGGGGGGCGCGAAATAAGGCGCAAGAAACCGAAAGAACCCGTCAATGACCGGGAGAAATGGCGTAATAAAGCCGTTTGTAAGTGCAAAGGAATGCAAGTGAATAGAAAGAGCGCCGGGAGTGGTTGTCAATCACTTTCGGCGCTTATTTGCTAATAAACGGGCGAAATGAGCAAACGGCTGGAATAGTTTACGGAGCGTTTAAAGAATTTAAAAGAAGCGTTTAAACGGCGGTATAATGCGGTTTAAAGCTATCAACGTGATTTTAACGTGCTTTTAAAAAGATGTATTTTTTATACATATTATGTAAATTGTAGCAAGAAACTCGAGAAACAAAAATAGCACTGTCGGGAAACTAGTTTCGTGACAAGCAAAAACGGCGCAGGAACATTCAATCCGCGCCGTTTTTTGTGCAATTTTTTATACTATTAAAAATGTGTTTTGGAAACTACCTCGGCAATGCCTATTACTTTTCCAAAACAAACTACGGTTTCGTGCTTACTGAGATCAATCGGCTTGTAATTTTTGTTGTAAGAAATCAAAAATCTTCCACCGTATTTTTTAATGCAAACATCTCCGTCAATTAAGAATATACCTACCTCCCCTTTGCGAACGCATGGGCAGGATTCCACCAGAACAATATCACCATCATGATATTCATCTTCCATGCTATCGCCGGAAATAGGGATAGCAAAATCAGCAGCTAGAGCTTCCGGAGTGCTACGGACAGTTAATGTTTCGGCACTGGCTTCATCAAGGTATAACCCTGTACCAGCGCAAGCCGCATCGCTATAGTATGTTTTATCACAAGTACCGTTTAGGGGCAAGCATTTACCTATAACATTGTTCTGCTCAGTTTTATTCTCTTTTTCCTGTTCAGCAGCACGTTCGGCGGCAAGCTCTGCAAGAGTTTCTGCTCTTTCAATTACTTTTGCTTTATCAATGGCTGATAGCTTATCAAAAGCATTTAGCATGTCGTTTTGTTCACAAGATAGGTGGTATTGTTGTTCTAAACCTTTAAGCAGATAGTCGGTTGATACATTTAAACGCACTGCAAGTTTAAGAACAATGTCACTATTAGGTGCTGCACCTTTTTTCCAATTTGAAATTGAGCCCTTAGCCCCACCACATTCCGCAACCAACGGAGTAATCTTTACGCCTTTTTTATCGCAAATTGCCTTTAAATTGTCATAAAACATACAAATGTCCTCCGGAACAACTGTGCAAAGTACCAAATGTTCATTTAAATGGGCTTATCCTATTGACAAGCCCATTTAAATGAACTATAATATAATCGTAACCCGTGGATTACCCACAGGGCATAATAATCCATCTACATTGTAACACAAACCCGGAAAAAAATCAACAGAAAGGAGTACAAAAATGGCTCTATCCGAAAATATCAGGATCATGCGCGAAAGCCGAGGGCTTTCCCAGTCCGAACTTGCCGAAAGAATCGGCTTGCAGAAGCAGAACGTAAGCGCCTATGAGCGCGGAGTAAAGGTGCCTACCGTGGAGAAGCTCGTCGCTATCGCTGACACGCTCCGCTGCAGCACCGATAAATTATTAGGGAGGAACTTACCTTGAGCATGAACAAAATGACCGCAGCAGTGACCGCTGCACTGGAGAAGCTGGGATACCGCCGGATCCGTGAGCTGCAGATCACCTGCCCCACACAAAGCAGGGCGAACGTTTACTTGAACGACGAGTATTTCGGAGTTTTCGACTTCGAGCGCAACACCTTCGTGGACTGAAAGGAGTACACCATGATAAGAAACAACGACATTATCCAGGGCTACACCGTCCTGATGGTAGCCAACGGAATGGTTCTGGCTCATTCCAAAATTGCCCCTGACCCCTACGTTGTATGGCACATCGCCAAGAATGGAAACGAGGTGTACGACGGCAAGTACATGCTGATCAAGGAGGACGCAGAGTGGGATTTCTGCATGAAGGCATTCCCGTGGTTCGAGGATAACGCACCGGTCACCATGATTGAGGACGAAGTCGATAAGACACAAAAAACTCTGAAATATCTTCTTCAGGGTGCAAGAGAATGTATCGTCGGTGCTTCTGCTAAGGTTGACGAGCTGGTTAAAGAACACGCAAGACTGATGGGCAAGGAAAAAGCTCCGCAGGAAGGAAATGCGGATCCGGTGATAGACCAGCCGACTGTATCTGAACAGCTTTCCAAGTTAAAAGAGGGGATAAAGAAGAGCGGTGTTCCGGATACGGTCGTTATTGATAACGGATCGACCTTTGATGCACCAAAATGCTCAGAAACCGTTACCACTTCAAAGAAAGAATTTTCTAATCCAAGCTGGACTATTGCTCCCCGATTGGCGATAGACGAACACGGAATCAGTTTAAGCGGAGTTTACTTACCTGGCACTACCCGATTTTCACTCAAAGACAGCGGAGATCTGGACGGAACATTTATACTTGACATTGAAACCGATGTTGTATTGGCGACCGCTCCGGTTGAGAAAACGGTCGCAGAACACGAAAACCCGGTCGCCAAGAAAAAGGCTCCGCAGGAGGAAAATGCGGAGTCGGTGATAGACTATATTTCTGGTTTCGATTTTGAAATGTCCGCTAAAATTCAGTCGTCTGTATCTGACCTGCTTTCTAAAACCCGATCCAAGCATTCGTGACTCTGCATATCCATTTCTCCAATGTCAATTCCGCTTTCAAGCAGTTTTTCATGTAGTTGGTCATGATAGCACTGTATGGCAGAAATAATCATCTGATTTACAATTGAAAGTCCATATTCAGATGCTAAAGGAGAATGCCTCATTATTTTAATGTCATCAATGCTTATTTTGTCTTTAGACTTAGTTTTCTCAGTAGCTAACTGTTCAGCAGCTAACAAAGAACTTACCATTATCCCGGTTCCTTTGATTTGCATTATATCCTCGATTCTTTCCTCCATGGAACATTATACCACAAACAGCCGAAACAAGCAAGCACGGAATGTGCCTGCTTGTCCGCAGGGACTGACCGCCCTGCGCTGATGATGGCAGGTCGGAGCATAAAAAAATAGAGCCTCGGCAGAAACGACTACTCTTTGCACGGAATATCATTTCTGTTGAACGCAAGGCTCCGTCTAAAGTATATCAGAGCATTAAGCTTTTGTCAAGTAAAATTCTTACAGAAAGGAGAGATCACTTTGACTTACCTATCAACGGCAGAGGTCGCAGAGATTAAAGGCTGTACCCCACAGTATGTGCGCCGGCTTGTCCAGAACGGCAAGATAATTGGCGAAACAAAGGACAACGCCGCGAACAACCGCACCGAATACATAATCCCGCTGACAGCGCTGCCGCAGGACTTACAGCTGAAATGGGAAAATCAGCAGCGCCGCTCGCTGGGCTTGGAGCCGGTTAAAAAGGCGGTTAAAGCGCCGTTAAAACCGGCTGAAAACCGCCTTACCTTGGACGATCTTACGGATAAGCAGCGCAGCGAGCTGTATCTCTGGACAGGGATCATCAAGGACTGGCTCACTATCCGGGACAGCTACGAGCAGTTCAGCAAGGGCGAGATAGACGAGATGTACGTTCAGGCGGCGCGGCTGAAATACCCTGACCTGGAGATAAGCACTGATATCCTCTACCGCAGGCTCAAGGCTTACCGGAACTCGGACATTTCCGGACTTATCGACAAGAGGGGCGGCAGCAACAAGGGAACGACCGTCGTTCCGGAGTTCATGCTGAACGCGTTCAGCCGGTTCTATCTCGACCAGCAGTGCCTGCCTATAACGAGCTGCTACAAATTTACCCGGGACTGGGTGCAGGAGCATTACCCGGAAAGTCTGCCGGATATGCCGTCAGAGCGCACGTTCCGCCGCAGAGCCGAAGATATACCGTATGCGGTGCGAATGTACTTCCGCAACGGCGACAAGGCATTCTCTGACAAGTGCCTGCCGTATGTCGAGCGACTTTACGACGATCTCCACGCTAACGACGTCTGGATAGCAGATAACCACACATTCGATTTCTTCACCGCAGGAAAGGACGGCAAGGTTCGCCGCCTGTACCTCACTGCGTTCCTGGACGCCAAGTCCGGCGCTATGATGGGCTGGAACCTGACCTATGCGCCCTCCGGCGACAGCACGCTGCTGGCGCTCCGGCACGGAATACTGAGGTGTGGAGTTCCGAAAGCAGTCTACTTCGACAACGGTTCCGAGTTCCTTGTATCGGATATCGGCGGTCGAGGACATCGCCGCCGGAAAGACTGGAACAAGGACCCTCTGCCGCCGAACATCTTGCAGTTCCTCGGAATCGAAATGCACAACGCTATAGTCCGGAACGCTAAGGCAAAGCCCATCGAGCGCACGTTCTGCACTTTCAAGAATCAGTTTTCACGCTGTATTCCCACATTCTGCGGCGGCACGATACTGGAACGCCCGGAAAGCCTGAAATACAAGCTGAAGCACGGAATAATCCCGGAGGAAGAGCAGATACGGATAGCGCTGGACTCCTACATCGACGGCTGCTTCAACGCCGCACCCTACGGCGGCAAGGAACGCCGCTATAAGGGCATGAGGCGGTTCGAGGTCTGGAACAGCAGCATACAGGACACCGTATTCCGAACAGCGGACGAAGCGAACCTCTCAATGCTGCTGAAGCGCGTCAGCAAGCCGCAGGCGGTCAACCGCAACGGCGTGTACATCAATTTCGCCGGAGAAAAGCTGTGGTACCGCGGCGCAGACACCGTGCTGCACATCGGCGAAAAGGTGTATGTGCGCTACGACCCGGCGGATCTCCGCAGCGTGCGCGTGTATGACATGGCTACGGACAAGTACCTCTGGACGTGGGATCTGGACGACGACCTCCTCGTTGACTACCTTACCAACCACCGCGAAGATATCGCCACCGCCGAGAAGCAGATCGCCGAGAGCAAGAAGCTCGTCCGGGAATACGGTCGCGGAATCCTTGACAGTGTGGACGCAGACAAGCGTATCGACATCTTCGCCGCAATGGTCAAAAACTCCGTTGAGGGCAGCAAGGACATGGTATTCAAGAAGCCTGCGAAATTCGTTCCGGTATTTTCCGAAGAAAAGCTGGAGAAATCCCCGGCGCTTGGGGATATCAGCGAGATCTCCGTCAACATTGATATCCTGGATAAGTTAAACGCAGCGGCAGCGAGCCGCAGAAAGGACTGACATCATGGCAGAACAGAAAGTGATAAGGGAGCTCACGCCGAAGCAGCGTGAAGCTCTGGAAAAGATAGCGGCAACCGCCGCAGAGCTGGGAATCTCCGAATCAAAGCTCTGCGAACGCATAGGGATCACCGGTTCGGCGCTGTCGCAGATACGCAAGGGGTATTACGCCGGCAACTGGGATAACCAGTTTGAGAAGATTTACTCCTACTTCGAAAATAAGGAGGCAGCTTCTGAAACCTACACCGAGGTCGAGTACGCTCCGACATCCATCTCCACACTGGTCTACAAGACCGTGCGGAACACTCAGCTCAAGGGCGGATTTGCCTTTGTGACCGGCGACGCCGGGGTCGGCAAGACCAAGGCGCTCCACAAGTACATAGATGATCACCCTCACGACAGCGTGATGATCACTATAAATCCCTGCACCAAGAGCACAAAGGCAGTACTCAAGCTGCTGGCTCTGAGCCTGGGCGTGCCGGTGACACAGTCCCGGGACGACCTGTGGATGAGCATTGCCGCGAAGCTCCACGACGGAATGGTCGTTGCAGTGGACGAAGCGCAGCTACTCACTTACGGCAGCATTGAAACGCTCCGATCATTCGCGGACTTTTTCGCGGAGCGCCGCCAGACCCTCGGCGTTGTCCTGGTCGGGAACCAGGGAATCCGGGAAAAGATAGAGGGAAAGTCCCGGGAACAGTACCGCCAGGTCGCGAACCGCGCATGGCAGCGGCAGCAGATAAGCACCGGAGATGTACAGCCGGAGGATATCCGAATGCTGTTCCCGGTGCTGGAAGGCAAGGAGCAGGAGCTTACGCTGCTCTACAAGGTAGCGCAGACCGCCGAGGGGATACGCGGAGCAGTTCGGCTGTTCGGGAACGCCTTTGACTCCGGTAGCTACGATTTCTCCGGAATCGTCCGCATGGCTAAGATGATGCACCTTGACCTCAAGGGCGCGGAAAAGGTGGTGCGCTCATGAAGCACGGAAAGAATCCCACACGCCGCCAGAGGGAGTATATAGCTTCCCTGTGGCTCAATCCCGACAACTGGCTCGTCTGCAAGGACACACCGGACGAGCTTGTCTTAGAACACAAGTACAGCGGAAATATTAAGGTGATAAGAAAGGAGCTTTTCAGATGAGATACGAATACGGACTTGCATTCTTCTGCGGCGTGGTAGTCATGGCGCTTGCGAATGCGCTTTCGCTGGGGCTTCTGCCCTGCCGGGCGCTGGCGGTGATATTTCTGCTGGTTGCCCTGGCAGCTGTAGCGGTTTCCGGGTACTTGTTCGGGCGGAGAAGCTGCCGGAAGCTGGTACAGAGCCGCTCATACAATGAGGGCGTTCGCAAGGGGCTGGCAATCGGACGGGCAGAAAGGCAGTCGGAGATACAGAGGTTCCTGGAAGTGGGTGATGTGAATGACTGACGAACAGTGGAAAGAGGTCGAAAAGAAGCTGGTTCCGCCTTTCGGCAGAGTTGAACTCGAAGTTGACGGCTACAAGGTCAACATCGTTGCCGGGCTGGTAGACAAAATGAAGTATGGCTTTATTGTATACGTCAACGGATTTATCAGAGCAGAATGGTCGATGAACGACTGCGAGATACGCCGCCGCTTCTACTACGAGTCCAAGAAATCGTTGCTGAAAAGCTCTGAAAAAGCCAAAATCAAAAAGATGAGAAAATCAGTCCGGGAAGAAATCATGAAATCAGCGCAATACTCGGTTTTCCTGCCTTATTGGGGCAGTTTCTCCCGGCTTAAGGCTCATCTTATAAAGAACAACCAGTCTATAGAATTGGTTAAATAATTTATTCGGGGGCTAAGTCCCCTGCACAGCAGGACGCTGTGCAGTCAAAGCCAAAAGCGCGGCACGGACGCCGCGCAACCGAGCTTTGACGACCCTAATGCGGCTTCCGGCAGCGGAAACGGTTGCAAGCCCGCGTAAACGCAGAGCAGGGATAACGCCAGTCACACTGGCAGAAAGGAGAGTGATTGCATGAAATTCAAGATTTACGACTATGAGAACGACCGCTCGGTGGACATCGAACTGACCGCTTCCCAGTGGAAGGAACTCCAGGCGTTCCTGAAGGAGCTGAAGAATCCACCTGTCCAGGACTACAAGGCAGTGCTGGACTGCTTCAACCGTATCTGCACCGGGCTTCCTCCGGCGACGCGGCTGACGGATAAGCGCAAGCGCGCCATCATCAAAGCCCAGAAAGATGGCTACGATCTGGAACAGGTGTTTCGCACTGCCGCCCAGAGCTCGTTCCTCCGGGGACGTAATGACCGCAAGTGGCGCGCAAGCTTTGACTGGATCATGCAGCCGGGCAACCTTGTCAAGGTTGCCGAAGGGCAGTATTCCGACAGCGCTCCGGCTCCGGCTACGTCCGCGCCGATGTCCGGCAATCCGTTTGACGACTATGGACAGGATTAACGGAGCGGAATTTGTGAAATCCCTTGCGGCAATACATATTCAGAACGATCCGCCGGCGGAGGGCGACTACACGGACGAGGACGGACTGCTCCGCTGCGGAAAGTGCGGCGGAAAGAAGCGCAGCCGCATTGAAGTCAGCGGCGAGGAGATCATCGTGCCGGTGCCCTGCGAGTGCAGGCTCCGGAAGATCGAGGACGAGAAAAAGCAGACTGCCGCAACGCTGGCAGCCATGCGCTCCACGGAACTCCGGAGACTGTCGCTGATGGACTCCACCCTGGCGGCAGTGAGATTTTCGGGCGCTGACCAGTCCGGGGATAACACCGGCAGCATTGGAAAGTGCCGCAGATACGCTGAGAAATTTGCGCAGATGCGCCGGGATAACCACGGACTGCTGCTGTTCGGCGGCGTTGGCACCGGAAAGACCTACACGGCAGCGTGCATCGCGAACGAGCTGCTGGCGCAGGGAATTCCGGTCGTCATGACGTCCCTGGTAAAGCTCATCGACGGCGGCGCGGACGAATTATGCAGCCGCATGTCGGCAATAGACCTGCTTATCCTGGACGATCTCGGAGCCGAACGCTCCACGGATTACGCCCTGGAGCAGATCTACAACATCGTGGACAGCCGTTACAGAGTGGGGCTTCCGGTGATTTACACCACAAATCTTACGTTGGAGGAGCTGAAGCACCCGGCAGATCTGCGGTACGCCCGGATATACGACCGTATCCTGGAGCGGTGCTTCCCGGTGGAGTTCCGTGGGAATTCCCGACGGAAAGCCGGAGCATGGCAGGGATTCGAGGACATGCAGGCGCTGTTAGGGGGTGACGAAAATGACTAAGACGGACTGCGCCAACTATAACCACGGCAAAGACCGCTGCAACCTGCTCATAGAGCTGGTATGCGAGCAGAAATGCCGGTGCACGTTCTTCTGCACCTACGCCCAGAGGGAGCTTTCCGACCGGAAGCATGATGAACTGCTGCGGAACAAGCCGGAGGAAGTCCAGGACAGGGCGGCGCTGCTGTATTACGGCGGAAAGAAACCCTGGAACAATAATTAAACATCATTAAAGGAGGATTTAAATGAAAAGGTACAAAGTACTTACCAAGTCCCGTGGGCTGACGATACCCAGGGACATGGCGGCGCACCTCGACATTGACGCCGGAACTGCGGTAGACCTTACAGCTTCCGGGGACGGTAAGCTCATCATCACCAGGCACATCGACACCTGTCGGTTCTGCGGCGGCGCGGAAAAGGTGAAGCAGTTCGGCGACATCTACTGCTGTCCCCTGTGCGCTACAAAGCTGTATCAGGAGGTAACGGCAAATGAGTGATATCGTTGAGAAAGTCCGGGAGCTCAGCCAGATCAAGGCGGACATCGCCAGACTGACCGACCGGAAGAAACAGCTTGAAGCTTACTTCCTGGAACGCGGCGGAGATGATGTCCTGGACACCAAGTTCAAATCCACGGTGTACTCCGACCCGGATTCCCAGGCGGCAGTCACCTACACCGAGGCGCAGGCGCTGACGATCGTGTATCCGCATTACCTTGAGGAAACACTGGGTGCGATATTCCCGGATATCTTCGAGGTAGCCACCAAGACAGAAGTCAAGCCGAAGAACAAGGACATAGAGCGCATGCTCATCGGCATGTACACCGAGAACTATACCCGTTCAACGCCGGAGGAGATAATCGCGCAGCTTCCCTGCGACGACAAGGCGAAGTCCGCACTGGCGAAGAAGCTCAAGGGCGCGAAGTTTGAAACCGACCGCGACAATCTCATGAAGATCGGCGGATTTTCGGAGCAGGACGCAAGCGATTACGCTTACCTGTACGCGGAGGCGGTGGTCTGGCAGACGTTCCGGCGCATTGCGGAGATGTCCGGCGCGGACGACGCACGGCTGCTCCGCTGCATAAATCTCGGCGTTGCGGTGGATAGCTCCACCAAGATTGCGGTGACCTGATGGCTACCAAGGAACAGATCCGGCGGATATATGCCCTCGGCGCTGCCGCCGGACTGCTCGACAGGAGCGCCGGGAACGACGATAATCTCCACCTGTGGATAAAGCAATTCTCGCTTAAAGACCACATATCGGAACTGACTGAGCAGCAGGCGGAATTCATAATCAAGCACCTGGAGGAATATCGCTCACAGGTCGCGCCGCTTCCAGAACTCATCACCGAAGAGCAAAAAAGCATGTGCTTCAAGCTGATGTACCGTATAGCGGATATTTCCCCGTCGGAGATCAAGCCACGGGAGCGGCTCCGGGGCGTTGTAGCCAAAGTGACCGGCAGGGATATCTGCCCGAACGGAGATATCTTCCGCCGCGTCACCCGGGCGGAGGGATCGCAGATAATCGAAATGCTCAAGCGGATACTCCGCTCGGAGCAGAACAAGCTGAAAAGGAGCAATAAAAATGGGACTGGCAATGCTGATAAAGAAGAGCCACCTTAATGCGGACCAGCAGGAGGTGGCGGATATCATCGGGCTGGAGAACTACCAGGCGCTCATAGACATGTATGGCGGCGACAGGCTGTACATACCGAAAGCCCGGAGCATAGTTCCGGCAGCGGAACTGGCTTATGAAATACGCCGCAGGCGACAGAACGGATACAGCAACGAGCAGATAGCACGGGATCTTGAGATCCCTGCTGCGGATATCCGCAAAATCAAATGATCAATCCCCCGGTTTTGCCGGGGGATTTTTCCGTTATTTCGTGGAGTTATATAATGGTGTACAAAATACATTTTTAATAGTATAATAGGACAAGATAAAAACTAACATTGATAAGAGGTGATACTGTGGACTTTGACGCTATCTATAATATGATACTTACCATCGGAATGGGTGCGATAACGTTCTTTCTGAAGCGCAGCTTTGACAAACTGGACAGCCGGGCAAGCTTGTCGGATGTCGAGGAACTTAAAAACAAGCTTGGCAGCCGTGCAAGCCGCTCCGATGTCGAGGAACTCAAGAACAAGCTTGAAAGCGCCGACGAGAAATACGCCAGCAAAACGGAGCTTAACGAACTGAAAAAATCCATTGAGAAAATCGAAAGCAACATTGATTTTCTCAAGGAAAACACCGTGCGTAATGCAGATTTTATACGCACTATGAGCCGGCTGGAAAACAAAATCGACGACTTGAAAAAGGGGTGATATAGATGGACATGGAAAGAGTACGCCGTGAAAAATTCTGCGATAACAATGCCCGGGTGCTCCGGGCTATAAACGCCCTGCGGACTAGATACGTCCATATCCGCGATCTGGAATACGGTCTGGGAGCCGAAATGACGGAATCCGAGATAGCCGATTGCGTGAATTATCTGAACGAGGGAGGATACATCAAGCTCCGTGATCTGGAGTTCCATAACGAGGTTGCCGACCTGGCAGACGCCGAGCTGCACAGCCTGGAAGCCAAGCTGACCGCCAAGGGCATTGCGTTCCTCAATGGCAAGATTTCCGATCCGTGCATAAGGCGGTGAATCCATGAAACGTAAGCACAGCAAGATAGACAAGCTGCCGGCTGACATCAAGGAAGCCGTTGAGCAGATGATTCTCGGTGATTACACCTACCGCGACGTCTGCGATTTCGTCCGGGACACGGCAAACGTCACGCTTTCCGAGGCTGCCGTCTGCCGGTACGCACAGGGGCTGAACGCCAGCGTGCAGGAGATTCGCCTTGCAAGCGAAAATATGCGTGCTCTGACCGAGGAAATGCAGAAATTTCCTCAGCTCGACACTACCGAGGGAATCGCCCGGCTAATATCCCACAAGGTGCTCCAGGCAGTCCAGCAGATGGACGAGATCGCGCTGAAGGAAGCCGACCCTCTCAAACTTATTGAGAAGGCAACGGCGCTGATCAGGGCGGTAAGTCTGAAAAACTCTACCGATATCAAGACGGCGAACCTCAAGAACGTGGCATTCGAAAGCTTCAAGGAAGATATCTTCGACGCCATGGCAAAGGAGAACCCGGAGCTGTACCAGGCAATGGTGCAGTTTATCAACAGCAAATCGCAGGAGGAATAATGTACGTTATATATTGCAGCTCCGGCAAGGAGATGTCGGTAGTCCGGCAGCTTGCCGAGAAGAATATCCGGGCGTATGCGCCCCGGCGCCTGGTGATGGAACGTCACTTCGGCAGATGGGTGCGCCGGGAAATATTCCTGTTCAGCGGATATGTGTTCCTGGACGAGGAGCTGACGCCGGACACCTGGCAGGCGATAAAGAACTGCTGCGGAACGCTGCGGATACTCAGCCGCTCACAGCTCAGCCAGACCGAGGAGGAGTACATACGCTTCCTCTGCAACGACGGACACGCGCTGGGAATAAGCCGTGGCTATGTCTCCGGAGGTGCGCTGCATATTACGGACGGCTTCCTGCGGCGCTTTGAACACAAGATAATCAGATACAACAAACGTGGCAAGCGTGCCACGGCGGACGTCACGATCTACGGCAGACACTACGAGATAACCCTCGGCTGCGAGATCGAAAGTCAGCCAGCGGTTCCGTCGATCAGCTCCGGAACGGCGAAATATATCCTCTGAGATCTGCGGAACATGATTCCGGACGGACAGGGCGAAGCATACCCCGAAAAATCGCCTGTAAGCGCCTTATGCGTTTCAGAGGGTAATTTCCCTGCCCCGAAGCAATGCGCGGATTTAAACGCAATTTAAGCGCGATTAAACGTATGAAAGAAAGGTGACAGCATGAGCAAGAAGAAAAAGAGCATAGCAGCCCTCGGTGCTGCCATCGCTGAACGCGAAAAAAACAGTACAGACCAGACCTCCGCAGTGCAGCAGCTTGTGGAGGCTTACTTATCCACAAATAACGAAGCCAAACGCGCAAAGAAGATCGCCGAAATAAAATCCCGGTGCGGCGGACTGAATGAGCTGCTGACACAGAACAGCGAGCTGTTGACTGCCGAGGTGGAGCAGGCGCTCCTCCGGGCGGCTACGGGATATACCGTTACCGAGCACACTATTAAATATGTGAACGGCGTTAAGACCACTGAAACACGGGAGCGACACATTCCTCCGTCACAGACGGCTATTGAGTTCTACCTTATTAATAAAAAGGGCGAGGATTACAGCCGGAACGGCGGCGGTTCAGGCAATGCGGACGGCGCTCTTGCGGATATTCTGGAGGCGCTGAAAAATGGGTAAAGTAGCATTCACGAAAAAGCAGAACGACCTCATGCGGCTGTTCAAGCAGCAGCGGCTTCCCCGGCTGACAGTGCTCCAGGGGTCGGTGCGTTCCGGAAAGACGTGGATCTCGCTGATACTCTGGGCGCTGTGGGTGGCTTCGCGCCCACGGGAATATCTGTACATGATGTCCGCAAAGTCGCTCCAGACCCTCAAGCGCAACTGCCTGCTACCGCTTCAGGAGCTTATCGGCGAAAGAAACTTCACATTCTCGCTCTCCGCAAAGGAGGGCATTCTTTTTGGCAGGAAGATAATGCTGGAGGGTGCGAACGACGCACGTTCCGAGAATAAAATCCGAGGCATCACGCTCGGCGGCGCTTACTGCGACGAGCTTACGCTGTTCCCGGAGGACTTCTTCACCATGCTGCTGTCACGACTTTCAGCGCCGGGCGCAAAGCTGTTCGCGACCACAAATCCGGACGTCCCCACGCACTGGCTCAAGAAAAAGTACCTTGATAATGAGAAGCTTGCAGACGACCTGCTGAACATCTTTTTCAGCATTGACGATAATACAACGCTTCCTGCGGAATATGTCGCCAGTCTGAAAAAAGAGTACACCGGCGTATTCTACGACCGTTTCATTCTCGGAAAGTGGGTAGTCGCTGCCGGCGCTATTTACCGTGTGTTCTCGGATAATATCCCAGCGTTCGCAGCGCCGGATCCGCTTCCCCGGCTGGATATTATCAATGTCGGCGTGGACTGGGGCGGCAACGGCTCGGCTCATGCAATGGTCGCCACGGGCATGACCTCAGATTACGGGAAGCTCATCGCCCTGCGGAGCGAACGAGTGCCTGCAACCGGACTGACTCCGCAGCAGATCTACAAGCGCATATACGAGTTCTGCGAAGGGATCCTCCGGGATTACGGCAAAATCGAGGATATCTACGCCGACAGCGCCGAGCAGACGCTTATCGCCGGGCTGAGGGAATATATAGACCCTCTTGACCTGACGGTGAAAAATGCCCGAAAGCGTCCGATAATCGACCGTATCCGTGCGACGACCATGCTCATGGGCGGCGAACGGTTCCTGCTGACCTCGGACTGCGAAACGCTCCGGGAAGCGTTCCAGGGCGCTGTGTACGATGATAAGGTAGTCGGCGAGGACGTCCGCCTGGATAATGGTACCTCGGATATTGATACGCTGGACGCATTTGAGTACAGCTTTGAGCGGTACATTCCGCGGCTTATCAGGAGGGATTAATGAGTATTTTAAACACGCTTAAAGGCTTATTTAAAGGGAAAGGAGGAGCAACTGTGGACGACTTTGATATAACAGATTCGGCGGTAAGTTCGACCATGCGTTCCGCGACTTCCCTCTGGTGGGACGCGTTTCAGGGGCAGCTCCCGTTTGCGCTGACCCACAAAAATTTCAAGCCGCTGCCGACGGCGTACATGTCTACCGCGTATCTGGCGCAGCTCGTCACCGGCGAAATCAAGTTCGAAATCGCGGACGAGGAGCTCAACAGGCACGTCCAGAAGAATCTTCTGCCGAACCTTGACAGGATAACGCAGCTGACCCTTGTGGGAGGATTCACTGTGATAAAGCCGTATTTCGCACAGTCCGGGGAAATGTTCTTCGATTTTGGCACCAGCCGTGACTTCCTGCCGATGGCTCTGGACGAGAACGGACATGTCACCGAGGGCGTATTTTTCGAGCGTATCCGGTACAAGGGCAAGGTCTACGAGCGCCGGGAGCACCACATATTCCGGGACGGCGTACATACCGTCCGGAACACGGCGTACCTCTACGGCACCAAGCGCACTGTGGAGCTTTCCGAGATACCGAAGTGGGCTATGCTGCTGCCGGAGGGGCGTATTCCCTCGGATATTCCGATGATAGCAACATTCCGGACGCCCTATGCGAACAACATAGATCTCGACAGCGAACTTCCGGTGAGCGTTTTTGCAAATTCACTCGGCACGCTCCACGAAATAGACGTGGCACATTCCGAGTATCATGCCGAATTCAAGAAGATGTCGGCGAAAGTCTTTGCGGACAAGACTGTCCTCCGTGGTAATGAGGGCATTCCGGACGATTATTTCATCAGCATGAACGGCGACGGCGCTGCTGCCATTGAACAGCAGATAATGGCTTACGCTCCGCAGATTCGCGAAACAGAGCACGCCGCCCGGATAAACAAGGAACTGCGCTTCTTTGAAACGCAGATAGGAGTAAGTTCCGGCACGTTCTCGTTCGACACGCAGAAAGGACTTGTCACAGCAACGCAGGTGCTTTCCGAGGACAGGACTACATACAACACGGTCTGCCAGATACAGCGGCAGCTTCGCCCGGTGCTCCAGTCGCTCAGTCAGATCATAGTCACACTGGCGCGGTTCTACGGCGTGGAGTGCGAGGACGGCGAGTGTGCGATAGAGTTCGGCGACAGTGTGTTTGAGGATACCGGCACCGAATTCAACCGCCGCTTCCAGATGGTTCAGTCGGGAATGCTCAGGGCTGAGGATTTCCTTGCGTGGTACTTCGGCGTTCCGCTGGAAAGAGCACGGGAGATGTTGCCGCCAATGACAGAAGCTTTTGGTCAGATTTAGACAACGAAACGGCAGCAAGCTGCCGAACGTTGTTGCTAAACTGCATCATTTTTGTTTCGGTGACAGTCGTCACCGATTTTCTGACGAAAACCACAAAAATGACGGGTAAGAAAGGAGAGTTAAATGCTGACGCCCGAACAGCTCCAGAACCTGCCGCAGGATCTCACAGATCTGTACGAACAGCTTTCCGAATTTATCCTGCGTGACATAGCCCGGCGCATTGCAAAGGGCGCGGAGATCACCGACACGGCGGAATATCAGCTGTACCGGGCGCGTTCCCTGGGGCTTTCCACGGACGAGATCGCCGCGAAAATTGCCGAGATAAACGGCAGTTCCGCTGCAGAGGTCAACCGAATTATTCGGGAGGCTGCGGCGCAGTCTGACGAGTTCGACCGGAAAATGCTCGGCGCTGATAATGGCACGGCTGTCCCTCTGGAGGAGAATAAGCAGCTGCAGAAGCTGATATCTGCGCAAATCAAGGAAACCGCCGGGAAATGCGAGAACCTCACAAACACGATGGGCTTCGCCGACCACGACTTCCTGGGGCGCGTGTACTACCTGTCCATGACGGATATGTACCGCCGGGAAATGGACTCCGCGCACATGAAAGTCGTGACCGGAACTACGGACTACATGACTGCGATCCGGCAGGCTTGCAATAAGCTTGCGGCAAGCGGCGTTCGCACGATAGATTACGAATCCGGTCGCTCTGACCGTATCGAGGTCGCAGCACGGAGGGCGCTGCTTACAAGCGTGGCGCATGTCACGCACCGGATATCCGAGGAGAACGGCGAGGAGTTCGGCGCGGACGGCTGGGAGATGTCGGCGCATTCCGGTTCCCGACCGTCCCATGCTGTGTACCAGGGGCGGCAGTACACGCAGGAGCAGTATGAGAGGATAATCAAGCCGCTCATCAGCGAGCCGAACTGCCGCCATGATGTGTTCCCGATAATCCTCGGCGTGTCCGAGCCGGTCTATACCGAGGAAGAACTCCAGAACATAGACCAGCCGCCGTTCACCTACGAGGGGCGGAAGTATACCGCTTACGAAGCTTCCCAGCAGATGAGGAAGATGGAGCGTGCCATGCGAAAGCAGAAAGACCGCTGCATCGTCGCCGACGCTGCTGGGGACGAGGACAGCTTCACCGCTGCGAGCATTAAGCTCCGGCGGCAGAAAGATATCTACGAGGATTTCTGCAAGGCTGCGGACAGCTACACGCAGTATGAGCGGACTTACGTTGCCGGGTATAACCGCCGGCTTGCAGGTAAGACAGGGGCGGTCACCAGACGGCAGAGGGAGTTTGAAAAGGCGCAGCTTAAGCTTGACAATTCCATAGAAAGCTCGTATAATTATATGGGAACAGAACACTTGTTCGCTTCTCATTATTCTGACGGCAAGCTAGATTTGAAATCCGCACGGCGAGAATATGATACATTCCTCAACAGCGAAGTCCCTAAAAATCACATGAAGCTGCTGAAGCAGTTCAGTTTCGGAGCCAAGTACATTGAAACCGACAACGAAAATATTACAATGGGATATTCGCCAAAAGCCGATGCGTTTGTATATAACCCTACAAATCAACAGCTTGCAAATTACGACCTTAATATGAGCCTTACCCATGAGATAGCTCATAGGATAGATAACAAGATGTTCAAATCGGATAGGCGTCAGGCATTCACAGAAGCAATTTCAAAATACGGAGAGACCATTGACTATCAGTTTATTGCTGATAAAATCAAGAAATCCGATTCTTTGAAGTGTAATGCTCCGCTTCAGGACATTATGAGCGCAGTTTCTAATGGTGCAATTCCGTTACCTGCTGGTCACGAACCTGAATACTGGGGAAAGGCTGGCAAGAAGCAAAAAGAAATTTTTGCTAACTTGTTTACTCTTGAATGCTTTAATGATTCAGATGGGCTTGAATTTGTTAAAAGTGAATTGCCAGATATTTATGATGCCTACATATCAATGACTGCTAAAAAACTAGGGAGGTAAATTTTATGGTATTGCCAGTTACTGATTTGAGAATAATAGCCAAGGAGGAAACATGGGACCTGATAATGCAATACTATAACAAGTTCGGCAAAGCTGCTCCTCCCTATAATCCTGAATCTTACGGAACTGCTGAAGCCTATGTTGAAAAGCTGAAGCAGTGGGTACAGGCTGATAAACCAGTTTCATGAACAACAATCCGCACTCCCAGCAATGGGGGTGCAATTTTATACCCATTTTGCGAAAGGAGCACCCATGACCCCACAGGACAGATACTGCAAGACCAGGCGTGCAGCGGTGGTCGCAGACGCGCACCGAAAGCGGCAGCGCTGCATGCCCCGTGACGCACCCAGAATGATTCACGGCGAACCACCGCAGATAACTCGCACCCTCTATGAGGGCGCTTTTTTATACTCATTTTTAAGGAGGATTTTCACATGGATAAGTTAAAGGCACTCCTGCAGAAGCTCGGCATTGAGCTTACCGCAGACCAGACAAAGCAGATCGACGAGGTAATGAGCAAGGAATTTATCTCCGCTGAAGCCGCTGCCGCAGACAAGACAAAGCTTGAAGAGCTGACAAAGCAGCTTGCCGCCCGTGACAAGGATCTGGAGAAGATCAGGGCTGACAACAAGTCCGAGGAACTCCAGAAGCAGCTTGACGAGCTGAACGCCAAGTACAAGCAGGACACCGACGATCTCAACGCAAAGCTGACCGCACAGCAGGCGGACTTCGCTGCGGAGAAGCTGTTCGGCGGCTATAAGTTTGCCAGCGATCGTGTGCGCAAGTCCGTCCTGGACGAGTTCAGGGGCAAGGGCTTCAAGCTGGAGAACGGCGAGTTCGTCGGCGGCAAGGAGTATCTGGAGGGACTGAAGCAGTCCGAACCGTCCGTATTCGCCGCCGATGAGAAGCCCGGACTGTTCATGGGCAGCACCCAGAGCAATGTCGCAGCAGACGCAACCAACCTTGAAAGCCAGATCTACGCTGGCTTCGGCTTAAAGAAGTAAGGAGGAAACCACAATGGCAATCAACACAATTGAAGCAGCAAAGATATTCCAGACCGCCCTCGATCAGCAGGTGCTGGAGGGAGCGACCTCCGGCTGGATGGAGGAAAACGCAGGACAGGTCAAGTATTCCGGCGGTAATGAGGTAAAGATCCCGAAGATCTCGCTCAGCGGTCTGGGCGACTACGACCGTGATTCCGGCTACACGCAGGGAGCAGTCACCTTCAGCTACGAAACCAAGACTATGACCATGGACAGGGGCAGAAAGTTCCTGCTGGACAAGATGGACGTTGACGAAACCGACTTCGTCGCAAGCGCCACCACAGTCATGGGCGAGTTCCAGCGCACGCAGGTCATTCCGGAGGTGGACGCTTACCGCTACAGCAGGATCTACGCTCTTGCAAAGGACAAGTACGGCAAGACATACACTCCGGCGGCAAGCACGATCCTGTCCACGCTTTCCGAGGACATCACCGCCGTTCAGGATGAAGCCGGAAGCGCCGACCTTGTTATCGTAATGGCAAGACCGGTCTACGACATGTTCTGCAATAACGACAAGATCTCCAAGCTCATCAATGCCGGCGACTTCAAGCAGGGCGAACTTAACCTTATGATAAAGATGTTCAACGGCATTCCCATCATTCCGGTTCCGTCCGCAAGAATGAAAACCGCCTACACATTCAATGACGGCAAGTCCGGCGGACAGGAAGCAGGCGGCTTCACACCTACGGCAAAGGCAACCCAGATCAACTGGATAATCTGCCCGAAGTCCGCGCCGATAGCCGTTTCCAAGACCGACAACTTCAAAATCTTCGACCCGGAGGTAAACCAGACCGCAGACGCATGGCTTGTCGAGCTCCGCAAGTTCCACGACCTCTGGATAAAGGACAACGTCCTGCCCTCTATCCGCGTGTGCGCGGTTCCTGAAACATGAGTTACGCAGACTACGCTTACTATACCGACAACTACGGCGGTAAGGCAGTAACGCAGGAGGATTTCCCACGGCTTGCCGCCAAAGCTTCCGCGTACCTGGACAACATAACTTTCGGGCGCGCTGCCGAGAACGCTGACGATGAGCGGCTGAAAAACTGCTGCTGTGATCTTTGCGACAGCCTGCTGCTTACTGATGGCAGCGGCGGCATGGTGAAACAGTCCGAAAGCGTGGGGAGCTGGAGCTACACACTGGCGAGCAGTTCGGAGGGAACTTCCGAAGGTGTCATGGTTCGGGCGGTCTGCCGGGCGTGGCTTCCGGCAGAGTGGCTTTACAGAGGGGTGGCACGAGAATGATCTTCAGCGACACCATCACAGTCTACAACAAAATCCCGCAGCAGGGGCGCACTCCGGAGCAGCTCCACCGCACGGTAGTCCACGGAGTATTCTGGGACAGTACCTTCGGAGCGGCGTTCGGCAAATCCGGGAAGGACGACAGTGACAGCATTACGGTCATGATTCCGAATCTGCCTGCGCTTGTGCCGGCTGCAGAGTGGTTCCGGGACGGCTGCCCCGAAGATAGATTCACGCTTTCCCCCGGCGACATCATCGCCCGGGGCGAATGTGGCGATATCTCAAGTGCAGCGGAACTCGAACGGCAGCACACCGAAAAAATGATAATCACAGCGGTTCGTGACTGCCGGTTCGGTTCTGCAAGCTTGAGGCACTGGGAGGTTTCAGGAAAGTAGGTGATTCGATGAAAATTACTACCGACCGCGGAACATTATTCACTACCGCCAGCGGCAAATCAATTCTCCGCTGGAACAAGAACGCTCCGCCCACCGAAGAGAACTTCGGAAAGCTTCAGACCTACATCGACAACACAGTAGTCCGGCACATGGACGCATACGTCCCCATGCGCACCGGAATGCTGAAGAAGTCCGTTATCCTCGGTTCACGCATGGGCAGCGGCGAACTTGTATTCATCGCGCCGTATGCTCACAAGCGGTATTACAGCAAGAACGGGAAGCTTGTCGGAAAGCGCGGTTCAAGATGGTTTCACCGTATGTGGGAGGCGCGTAAGGATACCATTATCCGCGAAGTGAAGAATTATTCAAGGAGGCTGATGCCGTGAATTCCATTATGGACAGCGTTTGCAAATACCTCGCGGAATGCCCGGTCATTGATTCCAGCCTGCCGTTCTACCTCGATTATGTGGACAGCAAGGACTGCTACTGCGTGGGTACGCAGCCGAATCCGACCTACCGCAAGGACGTCCTCGGCAACCGTATCTACACGGTGACTTTCCAGTTCGCTTACCGCACCGCCATCAGTAGTGACGCGGAGCGCGGAAAAAACATGGAATTTCTCGAGCAGTTCTGCCGCTGGATTGATGAGCAGAATGACCGCCACAGCTTCCCCGTTCTGGCGGCGAACCAGACCGGAAAGAGCCTCAAGGTAATAGAAACCGGCTGTCTTGACGAAGCAGCCGAGGACGGAGTAACAGGCGTTTATTTAACGCAGTTACAGTTTATTTATAAAGAAAGGATAAGGTGATTTTATGGCAATCACAGGAACAGGCGCTGTAGAGCGCGAACAGAGTATATTATTCATTCAGATCAACGGCGTGTGGGAACCCATCGGCGAGGACAACGAGAGCCTGGAGCGTACCCGTAACAACACGGTGACCCAGACGAAGAACGTCCTCGGCAGAACCAAGACCAAGATCACCAAGGGCAACCAGGTGACCTCCGTATCCCCGTACCTTATCGCTAAGGATTCCGCTCTTGCCAAGGAGCTGTACGAGATCGACAGGAAGGACAAGCAGCTTGACGAGGTCAAGTACCGCTTCATGGAGGTTTCCATCTTCGACCAGAAGGGCGATGAGAAGTTCGCAGCATGGACGCAGGAAGCCAAGATCGACCTCAAGAGCTGGGGCGGCGCTGCTGCTGATGGTCTGACTGCTCCGTTTGACGTCGTCTGGGAGGGCGACCGCACATACGGCATATATGACCGCGCTGCGAATACTTTCGCGCCCGATGATGGGATCGAAGAGCTGACAGTCGTATCCACCGCCGGATCCTCCGCGACGAGCACTATCCTGCTGGTAGCTCCGCAGCTGAGCACCGGTAATCACTATGTGTACAAGGGCGGCGCTTCCGTGCAGAACGTGACCGCCGGACAGGACGTCACAAGCTGGACTGTGCTTTCACCGGGCACCGCGATTACGCTGACCGGCTCTCCGGCAACTATTACGGTTGTCGAGGCTGACGCTGCGGGTAAGGCTGTTAAGGCTGGCAGCGTGACGGCTGTGTACGGTAGCTAATAAAATACTAATGCCCTCGATAAAAGTATCGAGGGCATTACATTATTTAATCCAGAAAATATGCAGTTGCGTAGTCAATGGAATATGTAGTAAACTCATCAGGCGCATAAACATCAAACGAAACAGTTGTATTGGCTGGTATTTCTGAACAGTATGCTGAAGCAACATCAACATATCTGTTGTTCTGATAAAAAGAAATGTGAACCGATACTCCATATATCATTTGGTTAGCCGAATTTGTTATTTCACCTACTATATGTTTGCTGTAAGATGATTTTGTGATTTTATCATTTGATACGGAAATATACTTTTCTCCGATTTTAAGTTTGTAATCTCTCATTGCCCTTTCGTTCGAAATAGTGGTTGCAACATAGTCACTATCAGATGAGATGACATGATTGGATTGTGGAATTAAAAGAATGACCAGTATCGCAGCAGTAAACAGTAAGGTAAGTGCTTGAATGACAATTGATATTTTGTTTTTCATTGCATAAGGCTCCTTTCATTGTATTTATATTATAAATTAAACCTGCGGAAATGTCAATAGGAGGATAAGACATGAGTATGAAATTTTGCACCACAGAGGAAAAGCCGGTAGACATCGAAATCGTATCCGGCGGAGAAACACACCGCATAAAGTTTTACCCCACCGACCTTCTGACAAGAGAGCGCTTCTACCAGACCTACGAAAACCTGAAGAACTACAAGCCGAAGGAAATCAAGAATGTGGTGGACGAAAACGGCGTTTCCAGCGCCGAACTGGAGAACACAAAGGAGCTGCACCGCTTCACGGACTTCCTCGGTGAACAGATTGATGGCATATTCGGTGCCGGAACGGCGAAGCTGATCACTAACGGTCGCTGCAATCCTGTGGAACTTATCCGTTTTATGTGCGAAACGGCACACTACTTCACGCAGACCTCAAGCGACCTCATCAAGCATTACACCAACGCCATCGGGGACGGTGTGATGAAGTGAATTATCTCCTCGATAAGCTTCCGCATGCTGTCCTGATCGACGGCAAAGCGGTACCCATACACACGGATTTCCGGGTGTGCCTGCGCGTCGTTCAGGCGCTGGAGGACGAGCGGCTCATGGAGCACGAAAAGCTCACCGTGCTGCTGACTCTCCTTTACCCGGAACCCCCGGAAAACACAGCCCTTGCAATTGAGCAGGGGCTGAAATTCTTGAATCTGGGCGAGGATATGAATGCCAGCAAGACACACCCGGCAGCTGTCTACAGCCTGAACAAGGATTCAAGCTATATTTATACGGCGTTTAAAAGCACTTTCAACATTGATTTAAACACCGTTGAAAATCTTCACTGGTGGAAATTCCGCAGTCTTTTTGCCGACCTCGGCAAGGACTGCTTTTTTAATACACTGATCAGCCTGCGGTCACGGCAGCGGACTGGTAAGCTCACGGACAGCGAAAAGGAATTCGTGCGGAGGAATCCGGAATTGCTATCCCTGTCCGAACCGAATCAAAACACCGCCGTGCAGGACTTTATCTCGAAAATAGGAAGGAGGAGCTAACATATGTCACAGGCAGATGGATACGTCCGCATAGTCACCCAGAACGACACTGCCGAAGCACAGCGTTCCACGGAACAGCTCGGCGACACCATTCAGGAAGCGCTGGATACTTCCCCGGCGGACAAAATGACTGATGTGCTTCTAGATATCCAGAAATCCATTGAGCAGCTCGGCTCGACTATTTCCAGCTCTACCGATCAGATAGTTGACGCTTTCGGCGACGTGGAGGACGGACTGGACGATACCGGCGACGCCGCTCTCAAGACTGGCGATATCATCAAGGCTAATCTATTATCCGAAGCTATAACCAAAGGCATTCAGGCGCTTGGCAGTGCGCTTAAAAGTACAGCCAGCAACGCTCTGAACCTTGCAGTAAGCAACGAAACCGCTTTTGCAAAGGCAAGCACCCTGCTCAAAGGCGATGATTTCACATCATATTATCAGGGACTTATCGACATTTCAAATCGCACTGGCATTGCATTCAGCGACCTTTCAGAATCCATGTATTCGGCATTGTCCGCAGGCGTGGCTCAGGAAAAAGTCCTCGATTTCGTTGAAAGCTCGGTAAAGCTGTCCAAAGGTGGATTCACACAGACTGCAACCGCAATCGACATTGTTACTACCGCCCTTAATGCATATCACATGGAAATGGACGAGGCTACCCATGTCCAGGACGTCCTTATAACTACCCAGAATCTTGGTAAAACCACTGTGGACGAACTTGCTTCCAACATGGGTAAACTGATTCCGACAGCTAACGGCGTCAATATTGCTTTCGACCAGCTGGGCGCTATGTATGCCACTGTAACGGCTAACGGCGTTGCCACGGCGGAAGCCACAACCTACCTCAACTCCATGATAAACGAACTTGGTGCTTCCGGCTCAACTGCTGAAAAAGCGATGCAGGAAGCTACCAAGGGCACAGATTTGGCAGGAAAGAAATTCTCCGAGATTTCTGCGATGGGATATGACGTTACAGATGTCCTTACGCTGATGAGCGACTATGCTCAAAAAACCGGGAAATCTTTATCAGATATGTTCTCTTCCTCGGAGGGCGCTAAGGCGGCTTCCATACTCCTATCCAATGTGGAAGGCTTTAAGAGCAATATAGACGCCATGGTAGATTCAACTGGTGCTGCCGCAACGGCAGCAGAAACCATGATGGATACCACTGCCGAGAAGATCCAGCTCGCAAAGAACCAGATCGACAATCTGACAAGTTCAATTGCCGAACAGCTGCTTCCGATCATTGGAGAAGCAGCTCAGAATATTGCTGACACGCTTAACTCCTCGGAACTGAAAGAAACAGCTCAGGCTGTTGGCGATTTTATTGCAGGTGCACTGACATTGCTGCTGAACAATATAAAGCTTATAGCTTCGGCGGTCACCGGAGTTACTGCGGCGTTCATAGCTTTTAAGACTGCTGCCATGATCACCAAGGTAATCCAGAGCTGGCAGACCGCGATCCTCCAGGTCAAAATGCTCGGCACAGCGCAGGAGTTCGCGGCTGTAAAAACCGCTGCGCTTAACGGTCAGCTCACTCTGCAGGAAACGATTTATGCCGTGCTCAGTGGAAAGCTGGATATAGCTACGGCTAAGCAGGCGGCACTCAATACAGCTATGAGCCTGAACCCGGCTGCAATTATAGCCGCAGGAGTAGGATTGTTGGCTACAGCCCTTACGGGATTTGCATTAAATGCACAGACCGCCTCGGAGGAAACAAGAAATTTTTCTGATGAACTGAAAGACTTGCAGAAAAGCTATGATGATGAAATCGCTTCTGGTGAAGCAGAACTGGTTATTCTTGAAAAGAAGGTCAATAGATATGAAGAACTCCGAACACAGATGAATCTTACGGCAGATGAAACATCGGAACTTCAGGGCTTGGCAGATGATTTACAGAGCACGTTTGGAGATTCAATTGATGTGGTAGATACGCTTACTGGAAGCTATAACTCCCTTACTCAAGCGTATAATGATTACGCAGCTGCTTTACGAGCAAATGTTATGTCTGAGGCTAAAAAAAGGCTTGCGGACGATGCGGCTAGTACTCTCATTGAATTGCAAAAGGAATATGATGAGGTATGCAAGCAAATCGAAAATGAAGAATATGATTTACCTAATGGGTTTATGGGCATTGGTGTTAATGTAGAAAGTGTCGCAGAAGATATTTTGTTGGGCAGAAAGAAAGAACTTGAAGATGCAATAGAAGAAGCCAATTCTATAATTGACGAGTATATAAATTATAACTCTTCTTTTTTGCATAAAACAAGTGCTGATTCAAACACATCAATCACATCAAATTCCGAAACTGCCAAAACCGGCGACTTCATCGACGTCGAAGCCGAGAAGAAAAAGTTTAAGTCCGAACGGGACGTGATCAAAAAGTGGTACAATCTCGGCGATATCGACGCTGCTACCTACTACAGTACTCTTGAGGCGCTCCGGGACAAATATCTCGACTCTGCCATTGATTCCGACGAATGGTATGACGCCACCGTTGAAATCAAGAAATACCGCGATCAGCTGACCGAAGATCAGAAAAAGGCATACGAGAAGCAGCTTGAAGCGCAGAAAAAGGCTGACGAGGAAGCTAAAAAGCAGGAAGAAAATGCGATCAAGGAAGCCGCTGCGGCACGGAAACAGGCATACACCGATGGAAAATCCGAGCTGGAGTTCCAGCTGAAAACCAAACAGATCACCGAGAAAAAATACTACGCCGCCCTGGATAAGCTCCGGGACAAGTACCTCGACAAGAATTCCTCGGAATGGCGCAGCGCCTACCTCGAAACCTACGAATACAACCAGAAGATAATCCAGGCGAACAAGGACGCCCTGAACCAGCTGCTCAGCGATACCAGTGATTCCACCCTGGACGCTCTGGACAAGCTTATCTCCAGCCGCGACAGTCTGACCAACAAGCTCAAGGATTTCAACAAGACCTTTGAGAAAACCACCCAAACCATTCCGGAAACAGTAGCAGTCAAGGGTGAATTCACAATCACCACTGCCGAGCATGAAGAGGACGTCTACAAGATGGGCGCTGACAGCATTGAGGACAATATCAAGGTGCTGGAGGATTACGGCGCTATGCTGGACGCCCTTAAAGCCCGGGGCGCCGACGAGAGCACGCTCAGCTCTATCCTGGACATGGATATCGAGGAGGGCATGAAATATGGCGCAGAGTTGCTCAAGATGTCGGACTCCGACTGGAACAGCTACTTTGACAGCCTGGAAAAGCTCAACAACAAGGCGGCGGAGATATCCGCAAAGTACTATCAGGATCAGATCAGCGACCTGAAGGAGAATTTCGTGGATAAGCTCCGCAGCGTGTTTGACGGGCTTTCCAGCGACATGTATCAGGTCGGCGTGGACGTCGCCGAGGAATTCGTCAAGGGCTGGAACAAGAAGATGGGAACCGAGGATCTTACCCTCGGCGACATCATGTCCTCCGTAAGCACCGGGACTATGGCGACCGCCCCTACAGCCGCGAAGTCCATGTCGGCGCTCGGAGCGATAGTCAATATGCCGTCCACGCTTAACTCTATTAAAACCAATATACCTATTTATATAGGGACGCAGAAGCTCGTTGACCTGATCGTTGACCTTACCAACGGCAAGATAATCCAGACCGGAAAGAATGTGCTGCTTACTTAAGGAGGAATAATTATGATGTGGTGGAACGGCGAACCGCTGCCGGTTCCGTCCCCGGGGATAGGTTGCGAATACCGTATCGTCGAGGGAACAAACAGCGGACAGACCCTCGGCGGAACATACTCAAAGAAGATCATCGCCAGGAAGGTAGATCTTCAGGTGAACTGGGAGAACCTGTCCGCCGAGGAATCCGCCGTGATCGGCAAGATAAACGAGGGCACCTACGGTAAACTGACATTCTACAGCCCGGATCATGGCAGGTACATAACCCGGACAATGCATGTGGAGAGCCACACAGCGGAAATATCCGAGGCGGTGCTGGAACACGGAAGTCTGGACGGCAGCTTCTCCGCTTCCGTTCAGTTCCGGGAAAAGTAAAGGAGGTTTAAATGTGATTTTAATAACCTTTTCAAAGGCAGGACGTGACGATATTGTACTGACAGAAGATGATCTCTTCGATTTCCAGTACGAAGCAAGCTGCTTCTCCAGCGATACCTTTGAGCTCGGCGGAATCAACGCCCGGAAGCTGTATCTGCTTATCGACAACAATACGCAGCGCTTTCCCAGGGGAGCATTCGCAAACTGCCGCATCAAGCTGGAGATCAACGACGTGTTCATGGGATATTACACCGCCGAGCTGCCGAAGCGCCGGAACGGCGTGATCGAGCTCACTGCATACGACGACATGGTAAAGCTGGACGTGGAATTCCCCACGGATTACACGTTTCCGCAGACATTCTGGGCGGTGTATGCGCAGTGCGTTTACGAAGCCGGACTTGCTGACGAGGTATCATTCGACAATGTCGTCCTCAACGGCGTCTGGAATAACGGCGTGATCTCTGCGGATTACACCGACTACATCTACGCGAATTCCTGCCGCAAGCTGGTTTCCGGCATGGCAGAATGGAACGGCGGATACGCCCATATCAACGACAGCGGCAAGCTGCAGGTGGACAAGTTCTCGCAGGCTGTTACTAGGGAATACAATTCCGGCGATCTTATGGAACTTGACTACAGCGATGAAACAGTGATATTCACCAAAATCAAGACCTCACAGAAAAACAAGACCTATGAAATGGGGACAGACGATGGCTACACGCTAGTGATCAATAACCAGTACATAAGCTACGGGCTTGACGACAGCGCATTCGAGCTGTATTTCCAGAAGCTTTACGATTATTACAAGGGATTTGCGCTCACGCCTATGACGTTCACGCTTGCCGAACCCGACCTGGAATTGCATATCGGCGATCGTGTGCAGGTATATGACGAGGAGGAGCAGGTCACAGTGACCGGCAATGTTTCCAAGATTGAGATTACGGGGAACTGCTCCATGACCGTGACCTGCGGCGGCTTCGATAATATCTCAACCAGCACGAACTATACGCCGACGTCCTTCAGCCAGAACGAGCAGACCAAACAGGGAGCAAAAGTCGCGGAAAAGCTTCAGACCACCGGCTCGGATTTCTGGGCGGTGACAGATAGTTCCGGCGTCTGCGTGGGCAAAGGCGGTACAAAAATCGCATATATTACGCAATCCGGAAGTGGCTTTAATATGAGTGCATATGGACCGCATAACTTCACTGTCGCGGACGGAGGAATTTCAGCGTACACAAGCGGTGATAACAACAGCACAAATGTCCGTATCGGCGCCGAAAACGGATTTGCAATGCGTGTCCAGGTGGACTCTGGTTCTGCAATTAGCGTGCTTGAGCTTGAGGGTGGAGCGCAGCTGTTTGTTTACCCGGAGGAAATACTTATCGGAGCACTGCATATCCGCCAGACGGATAATGGATTTAAGGTGACAAGGGGCAGTTGCACACTGGAAGCAAAGCCGGACGGGCTGTACTTCAACGACAAAAAAGTAGTATTGGAGGATACGACATGACATCAAGAACAATAACGCTCACGGGCGCGGAAACCAGGGTAGATTACTCGGGCGGCGCGAACGCATGGCTGCGGAACGACGGCTCGGAAGTGATCTACGGGGCGGCAGTCCCGGGAATCACGGCAGGCTCCGACGGGGTAGTCAGCATTCCGGCAGGGCAGTCCGCTCCGGTTTATGGCGCGTATGGAACGGTGTACCTGCTCGGCACGGGGGCGGTGCAGCTCATCAGCAGCGACTACAGCACGAATCCTTTTAAGACTTCCGCACAGTCCGGCGGCTCGGGTGCGGATTCCGTAGCGAGAGCCGCCATAAATCAGCATGCAGGCAACGAGGATATCCACGTTACTGCGGCGGAGAAGTCCGGGTGGGATGCCAAGGCTGATTCTGTCGACCTGGACAGCCACACGTCAGATACTGATATCCATGTCACCGCCGGGGAAAGGACCAAGTGGAACGCCAAGGCGGACAAGTCGGATATCCCGGCTGCGCTTCCGGCGGACGGCGGAAATGCAGATACAGTAAACGGGCACACGGTCAACGCAGATGTGCCTGCCAATGCCAAGTTTACAGATACCGACACCAAATACTCTGCCGGAACAGGTATATCCATATCTGGCACGACTATCAGCAACAGCGGCGTGCGCTCGGTTGCAAGCGGAAGCGCCAATGGCACAATATCAGTCAACACGGGTGGCACGGCTGCTAACATTGCGGTCAAGGGGCTTGCCAGTGCGGCTTATCAGGCGGTACAGACCGCCGCCGGAACTGTAGGATTGCACCGAATATCCAGCGGCACCGCCGCAGCTACCACAACCAATTGTCCTGCCGGATGCTGGTACGGTCAATATGAATGAGGTGCAGTATGAGCATTACAGTAAATGATAATGGAACTCTTCGCAAACTAGCAACCGTTTCGGCTAATGATGGAGGGGCACTTCGCGTTCTTAAATCAATTTCCGCTAATGATGGTGGGGTTCTGCGTAGCATATACGCCAAAGCGGCATTTCCCGATGCACAATCCGGAAGCTTTACTTATAGGACTACATCGGGTACTTCTCAAAACCCACAGACATTTGGTAACGCCTTTAACATAACTGGTGAAACTACCATAACAGTCAATTTATCCAATATAAAATATGGAAATGGCAATTCGAAGCAGTGTCAATTTCGGGTCTATGATAATTCATCTGGAAATAGCTTAACTGACATGGAGCTGTCGAAAGGACTCCCCGGAGAGAACTATGGTAGTGCAACAGCAACAGTATCTAAAGCAGGAAATTATGTCATTAAGGCATTACTATTCTCTGTCACAGGAAGCCAATCCGGTGTTTCATTTTATGATGGTTCGTGCGATTATACAATTACTTTTTCATAAGGAGATGTTTTTATGGTAACTTTTGCAAATGGATTAAATTTTGAAACTACAGTAATCTACGCAGTGCCTGCTGATTTTCAGGGCGCAAAACGGGATACCCTTGACATCGCTATCCCGGCGGATAAAATCACGCTTGACGAAGCTAAAGCAATCTGGCAGAATGCAGACGCGACATCAGAAATCACAATCACATACGAGGAGCTCGTAGACGGAAAGACCGTGACCAAGACCGGAGTGCATATTAATTACACTCTGCCAATGGCGCTGACGCTTAATACGCTTAACGGCGTGCAGGTCGTGCATATTAGGCTGGCTCAGAAGTCGCAGCTGGAAATCACACAGGAAAAGCAGGCGCAGGACATGGACGACGTAAACGCTGCTCTCTGTGAGCTTGCTGAACTTATCGCAGGAGGTGAGGATAATGGCTAAGATTTTTTATAAGCGTATAGTCGCCGGTGAAATGACCCTTGAGGGAGTCCCGGCGCTCTGGAGAACCAAGGTAGAGGAACTGATCAATAAGGAGGAAAATCATGAATAAGATCAACTGGAAACGCAAACTTACAAGCCGCAAGCTCTGGGTGGCTACGGCAGGATTCGTGGCAGGGCTTATAGTCGCATTCGGCGGCAGTCAGGGTACAGCGGAAACTGTATCCGGCTGTATAATGTCCGGGGCCGCGGTCGTAGGATACGTTATCGGCGAGGGACTTACCGACGCAGCGCACAAGGAGGACAACGACGATGGCAATAACGTTTGAAGCATACGCGCGGAATAACGGTGCATTCCGTGCGGCGCGCCCCATGCCGTCCGGCAGTCCTGCCGGGATAATCATACACAGCACGGGCGTGGATAACCCGAACCTGCGGCGTTACGTCAACGCACCGAACATTTGCGGTAATAACCCCTACCGGAACTACTTCGACCGCGCGGATTCCGACGTGTGTCCGCACGCGGTCATTGGGTTGGATAAGTCCGGGGAAGTCCGCGCTGCTAAGCTGCTGCCGTGGAATATCTGCTGCTGGGGCTGCGGCGATGGTTTGAAGGGAAGCTACAATTACAACCCTGCGTACATACAGATAGAGATAGCAGAGGACGCGCTCAACGACCGCGAGTACTTTAATAAGGCGTTCGGGCTGGCGGTGCAGCTCTGCCAGCGGCTCATGAAGAATTACCCGTCAATCAAGCCCGTGAACATCGTCAGCCACCATGAAGCACACCTTCGTGGCTACGCCAGCAACCACGCGGACTGCGACCACTGGCTCCGGAAGTTCGGGCTGAATATGGACTGGTTCCGCGCGCAGGTCGCACCGGAGAAGCGAATCACCTTGACGGCTGAGATCACTGTCGTCCAGAGCAAGGCTGACGAGATCACCCGTCAGCTCCAGGCATTAGGTTGTACGGTCAAATAAAAAAAACAGCCCCGGAGCCTTAACTCTGGGACTGCATTCACACAACTGATCAGAATCACATTCCGATCAGTTGTATTATATCACACATTAAGTTACTTGTCAATATTTGAATTGGATTTTGTACAGAAAAATCGCAATTAAAGAATTGCCGTCAATATTGTAATGATTTGTGCAAACTCCACAAAGCAATGCGTGTGATGCTTTTTTGGTGTCAATTATCGAAATACAATGTTTTATTGTTTGATTAAATGGCTTTATAAAGCCGTTTAAATATAATTTTAATCCGCCAAGGTGCTGCTTGCCCTGGCGGATTTTTTGTATTTTGCTTGTCAGTTTTTTGCGTTTTGCGTGGCAGACTACAACAAACAGCGGACAAGCCGAATTTTTAGCAAAAAGAAAAGCT